GAAGTTAATGATTTACAACAAGCACGAAGTAGTACAGGTATGGCTGGAGCAAGTAATACCTCTGCATTAATATTTGGTGGTGGACCACCAGCTGGTGATGTAACAGCAGAAACAGAATCGTATGATGGCACAAATTGGACTGAATTAAGTGACTTAAATACTTCAGGATATGGTTCAACTGGAACAGGAATAGCAACAGCTGCAATATGTTTTGATAGAGCAAGCACATCAGATGCTGCACAAACGGTAGTAGAAACTTGGAATGGATCTGCCTGGACCGAAGTCGCAAATTTAAATACTCCAAGATATTATTCAGGAGGTGCAGGAACATCGACAGCTGCATTATGTTTTGGTGGTGCTTCACCATCTAATGTAGCAAATAATGAAGCATGGAACGGTTCAGCCTGGACAGAAGTAGGAGATTTAAGTACAGCTATATCTGGAAATGGAGGAGAAGGAACTCAAGCTTCAGCATTATCTTTTGGTGGTTCGCCAGGTGTAAATTCAACAGAAGAATTTACTTACCCAGTAGAAACAACAGTTACATTTACTGTTTCTTAAACCTTTACAAATTCCTTTTAAAGATATATAAGATACTCAAGAAATAATAAAGGAGTAAAGAATGACTGATAAAAAAGACATAAAAGAATTAATACAAAGGGAAGAACCTAATTTAAATAATTTATTAGAAAAGGAAGATCTATCTGCGTTTAAAGGTATGGTAGACGAGCTTCGAGATACGTGGAGCAAGAAACAAATGTTTCGAACAGAAACTGAAGCAAGGTTTTCTGTATTACAAGATAATCGTTATCCAACTAAAGCTGCAAAATATTGGCAATGTGTTAGAGAACAATCTACTTATCTAGATAATTTAATGGCCTTATCTTTTGATTATAGAAGAAATGATGCAAAAATTAAATGGTTAGAAAGTAAAATAGAAAAAGAAGAAGATGAATATAAATCTACTAAATATCAAATAGATTTAGACGAAGCTCGTTTTGGCAAAGCTTCTATGGAAAAAGTTGCAAGACATAGAATGAGAGAAATTAAAATGTGGTCTATGTTAAAGAAAGAATTTAATGATGGATCTTTTAATGACAAAGATGTCAATCAACATCAACTAGAATCTTATCATAAAGTGTATGCTGGAAAAGCAAAAAACATAACTAGCAGTACACCAGAATCAGAAGTATTTAATATTGTGGGTCAATTACGATCTTTAGAAAGAATTAAGCAGACGGGAGAATTAGAAAACAAAGCTGAAAAGAAAGAAGAACTTCCACGATATGGAAAACCAAACGCTTAAATTTGATTTTGTATTTTTAGGTCAATCTATTTTAAAATATCAAGTACCATTAGATATTTTTATATCTATTAATCAAATATATGAACAAGATTTTTATAATCTTTATAAAGCTAATAAACAGTTAGTTGGTAAAATAGAAAAGGAACATTCTTTATTTTATGAGGGTAAAGATCAATCAAAGATGAAGAATCATAATAAGTTACCTAGAAATGTTACAGATTATTTTTTAGCTGTATTTAAACATTATTTAGCATTTAATAAAATTAGAGAATATGATCTACATTTAAATTCAGTTTGGGTTAATGAAATGAAACAACATGAATATAATCCAGCGCATATTCATAGAGGAATGTTGTTTACAGGTTTATCTAGTGTTATGATTTTAAGACTACCTTCTACTTTTGGTAAAGAATATTCGGCAGGGCACATACAACAAAATGGAAGACTACAAATATTAGGAGCTGCTAATGGTCAGTTTGCTAAGATAGATTATCAACCACCAATGGACCTTAGAGATTTTTATATTTTTCCTTATGATATGAGGCATGTAGTTTATCCATTTAATGGGACAACTGAAACAAGAAGAACGTTAGCTGCAAATTGTGATGTAAATTTTGATCCAATAAAAAATAGAGGAGCAGCATGATTATAACAGAGCCACGTTGGAAATCTTTTATAGTTGAAACAACAGGACCAATATTCACACCAAAACAATGTCAAATGATTATTGAAGCTGGAAGATCTCAACCTAAAATAGATGCTCAAGTAGGAAGTGGTAAAGGTATTAAAGGTGGGGTAATAGATACTAAAACAAGAACTTCACATATTAGTTGGATACCATTTAAAAAAACGCCAGAAATGTATAAAGACATTGAACTAGCAATGAAAACAGCTAATGGAAATCATTTTGGTTTTGATGGAATGCAACTAACCGAATATGCACAATATACAGAATATCCAGAAGGTGGTTTTTATGATTGGCATGTTGATAATGATGTTAATTGTCAACACGAACCACCAGTTAGAAAAATATCTATGACTTGCTTATTATCACCAGAAAATGAATTTGAAGGAGGGGAATTAGAATTAATGGCTGAGGGTAAAGTCGCTAAAATAAAACAAGGACAAGCAGTATTTTTTGCATCTTTTATTAGGCATAGAGTTGCACCTGTTACAAGAGGAGTAAGAAAATCTTTAGTAATGTGGTTTGGAGGTACACCATTTAAGTAATGTTTAGAGAATTATTTTTTCCAACACCTATTTATATTGCAGATTTAAATGAAGAAGGTTTAAATGAACAATTAGAACGAGATATTATTGCTTGGGCTAATAGAGACAAAGGATTAAGTAGAACTAATATTAAAGGTTGGCACTCGAAAACAAATATGAATGAATTACCTGAATATAAAAGATTAATTAATTTACTGTTTGAAGCACAAAGAACTATATATCAGCAAGAACATTTAGACAGTGAGCCTTATCTAGGTAATATGTGGGCTAATATTAATCCACCTGGTGGAATGAATAGAGCACATATACATCCTAATTCTTTATGGTCTGGAGTTTATTATGTTAAAGCGCTTCCAAATTCTGGTAATTTAAAAATAGATGATCCAAGAGCTGCAGCATCAATGTCTAGACCAAGACAAAAAGAGGGACCAACACCTAGTAGACTATGGCGAGAAACTCACTTTGAGCCTAAAGCTGGAAGACTTATTATGTTTCCTGCTTGGTTGACTCATTGTGTAGATCCTAATAATTCTAATGATATTAGAATTTCAATTTCATTTAATTTTATGCAAAAGTGTTTTAATGTTTAGAGTAGATAGATATCAAGTAATTAAAAAAGCAGTTTCTTTTGAGCTAGCTAATTTTATATTTAATTATTTTTTACTTAAAAGAGACGCCGTAAAATGGATATATGATAATAACATTGTTCACGATATAGGTATGCTAGGCACTTGGTCTGATAAGCAAGTTCCTAATACCTACTCTCATTATGCAGACATGGTAATGGAAACTTTAATGATGAAAGTATTACCAGTAATGCAAAAAGAAACAGGGCTTCAATTAATACCTACTTATTCATATGCTAGATTATATAAAAAAGGCGATATATTAAAGCGTCATAAAGATAGACCTAGTTGTGAGGTATCTTGTACTCTTAATCTAGGAGGCGATCCCTGGCCTATATTTATAGATGGTACAGGGGCTGATACAGTCATAGATGAATATAAACAAATCCATAAACCCAATGCTCCAAAAGGCACTAAAGTCTTGCTTGAAGTAGGAGATATGCTAGTGTATAGTGGATGTGAATTAGAGCATTGGAGAGAACCATTTGAAGGAGAAACTTGCGGACAAGTATTCCTTCATTATAACCATGTAAATGGTCCTTTTGCTGATAAGAATAGGTTCGACAAAAGGCCGATGTTAGGTATTCCCAAATTAGGGAATAAATAATATAATGGTTATGTATGCTACAAAAATTAAGATTTGCACCAGGATTCAATAAACAAGTTACAGCCACAGGCGGCGAAGGCCAATGGGTTAGTGGTGATTATGTAAGATTTAGGTATCAATCTCCTGAAAAAATAGGTGGTTGGGCTCAACTAGGAGACAATACTCTTACTGGAAGAAACACAGCACTACATCATTTCGTTAACGCAAGTGGTATTAAGTATGCAGCTCTTGGTACAAACAGATTTTTATATGTATATTCTGGAGGAGCATTTTATGACATCACTCCTATTAAATCTACAACAACTTTAACCAATGCTTTTACAACAACACAAAGCGATGCTACAGTTACATTAACTTTTTCATCTGATCACAATATATCTAAATATGATATTATTCGTTTAGATAATTTTACTGCTATTACTGATTCTGATTTTAGTTCTAGTGATTTTGATGACACAAATTTCATGGTGACAACGGTTCCAACCTCTACAACACTTACGATTGAAATGGGATCAGCTGAATCTGGATCAGGAGCAAGTACTTCTGGTGGAATAAGAGTTCAACATTTTTATTCAATAGGACCTGCAACTGAAGCGTCAGCAGCTGGTTGGGGACTAGGTTTATGGGGTGGTACTGTAGCTGGAGAAGTTTTTGATACTTTAGATGGAGCTTTAACAGATGCTTCAAGTAGTATCGTTCTCGATGATTCAACAGGTTTTCCTGCTTCAGGAACAGTTTTAATAAACGATGAAAGAATTGCTTATACAACAAATACTACTGGTTCAGGAACTTTATCGGGTTTAACAAGAGGATCAGATAACACGACAGCTGCAGCGCACTGTGATGGAGCAACCGTAACTGATGCTTCTGAATATACTAAATGGGGTGCATCACAAACAGGTGATATTATTACAGCTCCAGGTTTATGGTCCTTGGACAATTATGGAAATAAACTTATTGCAACTATCGTTGATGGTGCAACTTTTGAATGGGATTCAGATGCAACAGGTGCCACATCTACAAGAGCAACAATTGTTGCTAATGCACCAACAGCAGCAGTACAGACTTTAGTATCTACACCTGATAGACACTTAGTATTTTTTGGAACAGAAACAACTATTGGTACCACAACTACTCAAGATGATATGTACATACGTTGGTCTGATCAAGAATCAATTAATGCTTCAACTTCTTATGCACCTTCCGCAACCAATACCGCTGGTACACAGAGACTGGCCGATGGAACACGGATCGTTGGAGCGATAAGAGGTCGGGATGCAATTTACGTTTGGACTGATACATCTTTATTTATTATGAGATTTGTGGGTGCTCCTTTTACTTTCTCATTTCAACAAGTTGGAACGAACTGTGGACTGATTGGAAAGAATGCAGCCGTTGAGGTTGATGGATCTGCCTATTGGATGTCAGAAAATGGTTTCTTTAGATACACTGGTAGATTAGAATCTCTAGCGTGTTTAGTTGAAGACTATGTTTACGATGATATTAANACNGTTCCTAAAAATCATATNTATGCAGGATTGAATAACTTGTTTGGTGAAGTAACTTGGTTTTATCCTGGTAGTGGTGCTGCATCTAATAATAGATCAGTGACATTTAACTATATGGATTCAACACCAGAGCGACCTGTATGGACTACAAGTTCATTAGCTAGATCATCTTGGTTTGATTCATCAATATTTGGTAAACCACATGGAACTGAATATGATTCAAGTGCTACAAGTGATTCAACCGTTGGTAATACAGATGGTGTTACCATTTACTATGAACATGAAACAGGACAAGATCAAATTAAAGGTGGAGCAAGAACTGGTATTTCTGCAAGTATTCAATCTGGTGATTTTGATATATCAGCAACACAAGGTGGTGGAGCAGATCTAAGAGGTGATGGTGAATATATGATGAAAATTAGAAGAGTACTTCCAGACTTTTTATCTCAAACTGGAGATGCAAGAGTGACTTTGAATTTGAAAAATTATCCAACCGATTCAGAAGCTAGTTCTTCATTAGGGCCCTTTACATCTTCAACAACTACAACTAAAATAGATACAAGGGCTAGAGCAAGAGCGATAGCTTTAAAAGTAGACAACACTAGTATTAAACAACACTGGAAACTAGGAACGTTTAGACTAGACATACAAGCGGATGGTAGAAGATAATGACAATAGATAAAAGTTTAAATCAACATTATGAAACTCAAGGAGGAGTTAAAAACTATC